ATACCTCGGACGAGGACATTTACGCGAACATCCGCGAGAACTCGGCGGCGCGCGGCGGGTGGGTGAAGTGCGAAGAAGCACATGGCGGAATCGCGGTGATATGCGGATCAGGCCCGTCATTGGCTGATACGCTGCCCGACATTCTATCCATGCGCAGGGCCGGGGCGGTCGTGTTTGCCCTCAATGGCGCGGCGGCTTTTCTTGCTGATAACGGTATTACGCCCGACTATCAAATCCTGATTGACGCCCGCGAATGCACCGCCGATCTGATCGGGCCGGCGAGAAATCATCTGTTTGCCTCGCAAGTCCATCCCGAGTGCTTCCGGCGCCAGCCTGGCGCGCAACTGTGGCATTTGCAAGTCGGGACTATCGAATCTCTGTTCCCCGATTACGAGGACGGGTATGCGCTGATTGGTGGCGCCGCATCGGTGGGGAATACGGCTACCTGCCTGGCCTACGCGATGGGCTTCCGCAAGGTGCATTGCTTCGGCTACGACTCCAGCCATCGTGGCGATGCTGGTCATGCCTTCCCGCAGCCGATGAACAACGGCGACCCGTGCGCCATCGTGGAATATGACGGAAAGAGCTACGTCGCCAGTTTGACCATGAAACTCCAGGCCGAGCGCTTCATCGAAACGGCCCGCGCGCTGAACGAAGCCGGGTGCGACGTTGAAGTGCATGGCGATGGACTGCTTCCGCATATCTGGCGCAATCGTGATGCTATCGGGCCGGAAACGCTGGAAAGCGAAGAGCGGGCGAAGTACGAGGCCATGTGGGCAATCCCCGGTTATCGCCAAGTCGCGCCGGGGGAGTATTACGCAGCGGAAGCATTTGCTGCGCTCGATATGAAGCCCGGTGACGCGGTGCTTGATTTCGGGTGTGGAACCGGGCGCGGGGCTGCTGCGCTGCAATCAATGGGCTGCAAGGTGACGGGTATAGACCTCGCCGCCAACAGCCTTGATCCGGGAATCAAGATTCCAGTCATTCGCTCATGCTTGTGGGACTTGCCGGATGTGACCGCAAAACACGGGTACTGCACCGATGTGATGGAGCATATCCCGACCGAAAAAGTTCACGCCGTGCTGTCCGGCATCGCGGCGCGGGTGACTCGCTGCTATTTCAACATCAGCACGCAGCCCGACAACATGGGCGCACTCATCGGAAAAACGCTGCATTTGACGGTGCGTCCGGCGCAGTGGTGGCGTGTCGAACTGGAAAAGCACTGGAAGCACGTCGCAATTACCGCTGGTTCTGGCGAAATGGAGGCGGTATGCAGCAACTGAATACGCCTATTGAAACTATGCTGGCGAACGCTGACGCGAACCTGTCGCGTGATCTGCCGATGTTCCTGCCGCATGGCGAGGGCGAGGAGGTTTGCATTGTTGGCGGCGGGCCGTCGCTGCCTTCGATTCTGCCCAGCTTGCGCATGAGGTATCAGCGCGGGGCCAAGATTTGGGCGTTGAACGGAGCCCACGACTGGCTGATGGATCACGCCATCATGCCCAATGCGATGATCATCCTCGACGCAAGGCCGGAAACGGCGCAATTCGTCAAGCGGTCAAGCCGTATCCCTTCCTACTACGTCGCGGCGCAGTGCGATCCTGCCGTGTTCGACGCGCTGAATGGGCGCAAGGCGGTGATGTGGGTAGGCTACGCTCCCGGAATCGACCTGGTTGCCGCGCGGCACGACGACAAGCCCGTGGTAATCATTGGCGGAGGTAATACGGTCGGCCTTAAAGCCCTGTGCATGGCTGTTGTCTGCCGATTCCGCAGCGTGCACCTGTACGGCTTCGATTCCTGCTATTCCGTGATTCATCACGCCTACTCGCAGCCGATAAACGATGGCGAGCAGACCGTAGAGGTCGACGCCTATGGGCGCAAGTTCATCTGCTCGGGCTGGATGGTCCGGCAAGCCGAAGATTTTCAGACCGACTACATCAACGCCACCAATGCCGGAATCAAGGTAACTGTTCACGGCGACGGGTTGATTCCGCACATTGCGAAACATCTCAAGGAGACACAGCATGCTTGATCCCGACAGCGATTCGACCTTTACCCAAAGCGGCAAGGAACCCCGGAACTACGTCAAGTTTTATCGCCAGTGGGTGCGCAACAATTTCAAGAGCGAGCAGCAGGGAATAGAGGTCGGCGAACATCAGGATTTCATCATGATTGTCTCGCCTGGCCAATCGAAAACAGAGGTCCGCCGAAAGGCAAGCGATGCCGACAAGCATCTCTACGCGCAGGAATTCTCAGCCTACGAGCAGGGCAAGGAAATGCAGATGTCGGGAACGCCGATTGAATTGCTTCCTGGTCTGGCCGCCGGCATGGCCGATGCATTGAAGGCGCTCTACATCTACACCATCGAACAGATGGCCGGCCTTCCGGATCTGTCGCTGCAAAAAATCGGCATGGGCGGCAATGAGATCAGGAAGCGCGCCAAGGACTATCTCGCCAAGGGATCGGCGGAAACCGAAGACTTGCGCCGCCAGGTGGCGGAACTGAAGGCCGATCTTGAGCGGTTGCGCGAAGCCCCGCCCAAGCCGCGCGGGCGTAAGCCCAAGCCTGGCGGCCAGCCGGTAGCGCTGCAATGACGCTCCTGCAAATGATCCAGCGGGCGTTTCCGCGCGTGGGCTTGTCCGCGCCGAATTCAGCCATCAGTTCGACCGACGACAACATGATCCGCATGGTTGAGCTGGCCAACGAGGAAGGCGAAGAGCTTTTCGCTCGCCACGACTGGCAGAACCTGATCCGCGAAGAAACGCACACGACGCTTGCCGCGGAGTCGCAGGGGCTTATCACCACGATCTGCGGAACGGACTTCGACCACATTCGCAACGAGACATTCTGGAACCGCACCAAGAATCGGCAGTGGTATCCGGTGTCCGATGTCGAATGGCAGCAGATGAAGGCGAGCAACATCACCGGCCCGGTGGATTATTTCAGGCTGCGCGGAAATTACCTGCTGGCCCTGCCGACGCCGACCGCCGGGGAAACACTCGCCTTCGAATGGGTGTCCAAGAATTGGTGCGAAAGCTCGGGCGGGACGGGGCAAACCGTCTGGACGGCGGATGATGACGTTCCACGCTTGCCGGACACCATCATGCTGCAAGGCCTGGTCTGGCGCTGGAAAAAGGCGCAGGGACTGGAATACGCCGAGGATTTCAGGCAGTACGAAATGCGCGTCGAATCGGCGAAGATTCGAGACGGGGCAACCCGCCGGCTGAACATGGGCGGCTCGCAGAAGTCGAGCAACATTCCTGACGGGAACTGGAACATTCCATAATGCTGCGCATCCCACTCAGAACGAAAGGGCGTCAAACGCCCGTATCCAGCATCATCTCGCGCCCGGCGCCGGTCAAGGGCTGGAACTCACGCGACCCCATCGCGGCGCTCAAGAACGACGAAGCGATCATGCTGGAGAACTGGTTCCCATCGGCATCCGATGTCATGCTGATGAAGGGGAAGACGGAACACGTTACCGGCGTAGGCGCGCAGACGGAATCCCTGATGGCCTACAACACGCCGGACGGCACGCAGACGCTATTCGGCGCTGCGGGAACGGCGTTCTATGACATGACCGCAGCGGGCGCGGTGGGTGCGGCGGTGGTGTCCGGCCTGACCAATGCGCGCTGGCAGCATCTGAACTACACCAACAGCAGCGGAGATTCGTATCTGTGCTGCTTCAATGGCGCCGATTCGCCGCGGTACTGGAACGGCACAAGCTGGATCACCATCACCGGGGCCAGTACGCCGGCCATTACCGGGCTGACCACAAGCAACATCGTTGCCGCGGCCATGCACAAGCGCCGCATGTGGCTGGTTGAAAAAGACAGCCTGAAGGCGTGGTACTTGCCCGTCGATGCGGTCGGCGGTGCAGCCAATGCCATCGACCTATCGGGCATCGCCACGCGTGGCGGCTACATCATGGCGATTGACTCCTGGACGCTCGACGGCGGCGCCGGGGTCGATGATTATTGGGTGGCCGTGACCAGTGAAGGCGAAGTCATTGTCTACGCCGGCACCGACCCATCCAGCGGCACCACCTGGACCATCAAGGGTGTGTGGAACCTTGGCCAGCCAATCGGGCGCCGCTGCCTGCGCAAGTTTGGCGGTGATCTGCTGTTGATCCTGGTCAATGGCGTGTATCCGCTTTCGAAGGCGTTGCTTTCTGCGGTGGTTGATCCCCGCGTCGCGCTGACCACGCGCATCAGCCCATCCATGACGGCGGCAGCGGCGAGCTATTCAGCGAATTACGGCTGGCAAGTCATCCACTACCCGGCCGCCGATATGCTGTTGCTGAACGTACCGACCAAGGAAGGCAGCGAGCAGCAGCAGTACGTCATGAACACCATCACGGGCGCCTGGTGCAAATTCACGATCTATCCCGGCAACTGCTTCGAGATCCTTGACAACGCGCTTTACATGGGCGGCGATGGGACGGTGTGGAAGGTGTGGGATAGTTTCGCTGACAACAGCACCAACATCACCGGCAACGCCAAAACCGCATTTGATTACTTTGGCGTCAAGACGAAAAAAGCCTTCAAGATGGCGCGGCCCACCATCTCCACCAACGGAACCCCGACGGTGCAGATCGGCCTGAACATGGACTACGACGACGGCGACAGGCTCGGAACGCTGACGTTCTCTGCATCATCGTCGGCGCTGTGGGGCATCTCAAAGTGGGGCATCGGCGTATGGGGTTCCGGCCTTCAGACGCTGAAAAACTGGATCGGCGTTTCCGGGCTCGGGCTATGTGCTGCCACGCGCCTGAAGGTTGCCAGCGGCGGCCTTGAGATTCGCTGGCAGGCGACGGATTACCTGTTCGAGCCGGGCGATGGGATCGTGTGAAACGCATCCTAGATCAGCCGCAAGACTGGCCGCGAATCGCCGATTTCGTCGCGGATCGCATCGGAGGGGGCAGGAAAACCGACAATTTCACCGCAATAGGGGTGGAAAGTAATGACAAACTGGTGGCGGGTGTTGTATACAGTGAATTCAACGGCAACAACATTTTTGCCGGAATCGCGGGGGATGGCAAACGCTGGCTGACTCCCGATTTTTTGTGGTTTATGTTTCATTACCCCTTCGAGCAATTGAAGGTAAAGCGCGTAAGCGCCTGCGTCGAGCTGACGAATATTGTCTCTCAGCAGTTTCTGGAAAAGCTCGGTTTCGAGCTTGAGTGCATCCTGAAACGCGCCGGAAAAACCGGCGATTTGCTGGTGTACCGAATGTTCAAAGAGAACTGCCGGTACTTGGAGAGACGAAATGCCCGACATACTGATTGAATTCTTCCGCCCGGCCTTTGATTGGCTGACAGGCTACATGGTTGCGCACGGGTTCATTCTGTGCGACCTCGGCAAAGGCGGTTCCGCTCCTCCTGCTCCTGACTACGCCGGGGCCGCTGTTGCGACTGCTGCCGGCAATGCTGACGCCGCCCGGATCGGCGCCAAAGCGAACCGCGTCAGCCAATACACGCCCTACGGATCGATCACCTACACCAACGGCATCAACGGCGATCAAGATCAGTGGCGCTCTGATGTCAGCTTGGCGCCCGATCAACAAGCCCTGCTGGAATCACAGAACCGAATGTCCCTCGCCTTGTCCGGGGTCGGTGAGCAGGGCGTCGGCTATGTGCAGAACATGCTCGACACGCCGATGGATACTTCCGGATTCACGAAGGTTGATCCGGCCTCCGTGGCGGGCCGTGAGCAGGTTACAGCGGCCTTGTTGGAACGCATGCAGCCGGGCATGGATCGCACCCGACAGCAGCGCGAAAACGCCCTCTTGATCCAGGGCCACAACCGCGGCGGCGAGGCGTGGAACGCGCAGGAAGACGATCTGGCGCGCGCCGAGAACGATGCGAAGCTGGCGGCGGTTCAGGCCGGCGGCAGCGAACAATCCCGCCTGCTTGGTTTGCAGCAGTCGCAGCGCCAGAACCAGTTGGCGGAAACCTCGACCCTGCGCAATGAACCGCTCAACACGCTCAACGCGGTACGCAGCGGGTCACAGGTCACGAATCCGAGCTTCGTCAATACGCCCCAGCAGCAGACGGTTGCGGGGCCGAACTTGCTCGGAGCGGCGCAGAGTCAGTACGGGGCGCAGATGGGCGCGTACAACGCGCAGCAAGCGGGAAATCAGAATTTAATGAGCGGACTGTTTAGCCTGGGCAGCGCGGCGCTGCCGTACATGCTATGAACCTACTGACTGGAAGTTGTTTTCCGTGTGAGGGCGGACGACATGGCCCGGCGGGATGTATCGCTTTCATAAGCCTGGTGCTGGCATTCCTTGAATTTATCCGTTCCAGGTTCGAATCCTATCTTTACGCACAGATCGGCAGCCTTACTCAGTCGCTGTTCCTGCGTGGCGCATCCGAGCAACAGCACAGAAATCAGCAAAACGTAGAGGTGTCGCATGGCTAATCCTTTCACGTCCAAGACGGCAAGCCCCAATCTTATGCCCGGCGACTGGCAATCGCAACAACAGGAAATCGACTACCAGCGCAAGTTGGCCGAAAAGCTCGCAGGCGATACCGACATGCCGCAAGGCCAAGTGGTCGGCGGGCAGTATGTCGCACCGGCCTGGACGCAGATGCTGGCCAAGGCGCTGAACCCGATGTGGGCGAAGCAGCACCGCGAATCCGCGAACGAGAAAGCGACCAAGCTGGCCGATGCGCAGATGGCGGAGCGCACCGGGACGCTGGAACGCTTCAGCACGAAGCTGAACGGGACGCCGGCCGTTCCGGGGCAGGACATTTACACCGACGACTACACGGCGGTTCCTGCGGCAGATCAGCAGGGCTACGGCGCGGCGGCGGCGGTTCCGGGGGATCGCAACGCGGCAATGGCTGAATTGGGCAAGAGCCGCGATCCGATGTTGCAGCAGCTTTACATGGCGCAGATGCTGAAGGAACCAGACAAGCCGGTGGTGGTCGGGCGGTCCTTGCTTGATCCGCGCACTGGAAAACAGATCGGCGTCGACTCGACTTGGCAGGGCGAGCAGCAGGCGGCGCGCGAGGCGAAAAAGGCAGAACTCGAAGCGAGACTGGCCGATCAGCGCACATCACGCGAGGAGGCCGCAGCACTGCGCCGGGAACTGGCCGCGAATGCCAGCGCAGATCGTCGCATGATCGCCGGCATGGTCAATTCACGCGCCGAGCAGAAGAACGTACCGAAGCTCCCGACCTCCGCGCTCAAGATGCAGCAGGAAGAACTCGACGCCATCGGCACAGCCAGCAGCATCAATGCCGACCTGGGCGCGATGGCGCAGCAGATCGAAAACGGGAAGCTGAAGCTTGGCATGGTCGACAATCTCGCAGCGAAGGCAAAGAACTTCGTCGGCGCATCGGATGAGTCAAGCCGCAACCTCGCATCATTCCAGGCCACACTCGAAAAGTTGCGCAATGACTCCCTGCGGCTGAACAAGGGCGTGCAGACAGAAGGCGATGCACAGCGGGCGTGGAACGAGATGCTGACCAACATCAACGACCCGAAACTGGTCAAGCAGCGCCTGGCTGAAATCCAGAAGATCAACGAGCGCGCGGCGAACCTGCGCGGCATGAACGTCGAGACAATCCGGCAGAATTACGGGGTTGAGCCGATGGATACCACGCCGCGCAAGAACGTACCGGCAGCCGTAGGCGGTGGCGGGTCGAACGTTGATGATCTGCTGAAGAAGTACGGGGGCTGACGTGGCCGATCTGGCACAACTGGAACGCGCACTGGTCAATGTCGATGCTGCCGGCGATACGGCGGCTGCGACGACACTGGCTGGCGAGATTCGGCGGATGCGCGGAGAAGTCGGCGCTGGCGGTACGGCGAAACCGCAGGCCGCACCACTCAAGATCGGCAAAGACGCATTCCCTGACGCGCTGCGCGAAACCCTGCGCGGTACGGATTGGGCCACGCGGAACATTGCCGGAGCGGGTACGGCGCTGGCCAATGTATGGGAAGGCGGAAAGCAACTATTCGGCCTTGGCAACGCGGAGAACATCAAGAATCAGCGCATCATCGCCGATGAAGCCCCAGTAGGGGCCATTGCCGGGAACATCGCCACATATGCGCCCCTTGCCCTCGTTCCGGGGGCCAATACGATAGCGGGCGGTGCAGCCATTGGCGCGGCGACCGGGGCGCTCCAGCCGACGACAGAAGGCGAGTCGCGCCTGGCCAATGCAGCAATAGGCGGTGCTGTGGGCGGCGCCGTTCCTGCTGCGATTCGTGTCGGCAAGACCGCCAAGGCCGCGCTGGTCGATCCCTTCACCGAAGCCGGCCGGCAGCGCATTGCCGGGGGCGTGATAAACCGCACCGCAGCCGATCCGCAAGCTGCGGCGGCAAAGATGCTTGCGGCTCGGGGAGCAACGCCGGGGTTTTCGCCGACTGCTGCCCAAGGCGCCGACGATGCCGGGATTGCCGCGCTGGAACGGGCAACCCGAGCCGCGAATCCTGGCGCTTTCGATGATGTCGAAAAGTCGCAGCGCGCGGCGCTGGCAGATGCGGTGCGCGGGGTTGCCGGTGATCCGGTTCAACGGGCCGCGCTCGAAGATGCGCGCAGGACTTCGGCGAAGCAACTTTACGATGCGGCGCTTGATCCTGCAAACCAGCAACCGCTGACGCCTTGGCTCAAGGGTCAAGTGACGCAATTGATCAAGCGGCCATCCGTCAATGCGGCCAGCAGGGACGCGCAACGGTGGGCGCTGGAACGCGGCGAGAAACCATCTCCTACCGGAAGCCTGCGCGCTCTGCATGACGTGAAGCAGTCGATTGACGACATGATCGGGAAGGCGATGATTGAAGGGCGCGGCGGCGAAGTGGCGGCGCTGAAGAATACGCAAGATCAGCTTTTGCTGACGATGGAAAAACTCAGCCCGCAGTATCAGCAGGCACGGCAGACCTATGCCAACATGAGCCGCCCCATCAACCAGATGGACATCGGGCAGGAATTCGCCAAGAGGCTGATACCTGGTCTGTACCGCGATATGCCGGCGCCGGCCCAGTTGAATGCGCAAGCCTTTGCCCGTGCGCTGACCGACCAGGGCGACGACATCGCTCGCAGCGCCACCGGCATGAAAGGCGCGAAGCTCGAATCCATCATGGAGCCGGATCAGATGCAGGCGCTGCGCGGCGTGTCGTCTGACTTGCAGATGATGAAGGCGGCAGAGAACGCCGGGCGGGGAGTCGGATCGGACACGGTGCAGAAAACCGCTATGTCGCACATTGCGGCGCAGGCCGGGATTCCAAATTGGATGGCCGACGTTGCGCGCGTCCCTGGCGGATGGATAAAACAGGCCGGAGGGCTGCTGTATGGCCGATCTGATGATCAGGTGCGGCAGATCATGGCCGAATTGCTGAAGAATCCGCAGGAGGCGGCAAAGGCCATGCAGGCGGCTGGCGTCAATCCTTCGGTGATGGCTGAACTACTGGCGCGCGGTACGCAGGGGGCGGCGCTGTCTGCCGTGCCTGCCTACGCCAACAGCCGTTAACGCATGAAGGCGTCTTTATGATCCCCGAATCGATGCTTGAGGATGATTCGCTTCCACTTCCCCTCGGGCATTTTGTGGTGGATCAGCCAGCGGATCGGCAAGGCAATGCCGCCGAAGATCAGCAGCGCACCAAAGGGCTTGAGGATCAAGCCGATTAACCAAGGGTCCATCAAATAACTGTAGCACAACCACACGCAGAGATGCGCTGGAGAACGAAATGGCAAGAAATGGATCAGGGACGTATAGCCGGATTGCGGGCGTCCCGTATGTGTACAACACCATCATCGACCAGGTTGTCGTCAACGCGGAAATGGACGACATTGCGACGGCGCTTACGGCATCGCTGGCGAAGGATGGGCAGACCACGCCAACGGCAAATTTGCCGATGGGGACATACCGGCATACCGGGGTGGGTGCCGCTGCTGCGCGAACCGACTACGCACGGGCCGCCGAGGTGCAGGACGGGGCAATCACCAAGATCACCAGCGTTGCTGGAACAAACACCATCACCGCATCCGCCCCGATTTCAATGGCCGCCCATGCGGTCGGGCAGGAATTCACCTTTATCCCGGCCGCGACCAATACCGGCGCGGCAACGCTGAACATCAACAGCATTGGCGCAGGAGCTGTTCAGCAAGGCGGCAAAGCTCTCGTGGGCGGCGAACTGAAAGTCGGCGTTCCGGTCCGCGTACTGGTCACTGCGGCAACGCCGGTATTCGAGATCATCGGAAGCGGTGCGCTTTTCGGGCCCCATGCCCGCGCCGACATCGCCTCTGCCACAACGCTTGACCTCGACGCCACGCTCACGCACTCCCTGAACGTGACCGGAACCACGGCGACAACGGGGATCACCCTTGCAGACGGATCTTATCGAATCCTTCGGGCCAATGCCGCCTGGCCCATTACCCACGGGGCATCGTTGATCTGCCCCGGATCGGCCTCTTACACCTGCGCGGCGGGTGACTTGATCCTCGCCATCGGCGAGCCAGCGGGTGTGGTGCGGCTGGCGATCTTGAAGGCGGACGGTACGGCGGTAGTATCAAGCACAAGTAGTGGACAGCTTATTAAATACACGAAGATCACGTCAACCAATGCTTCTTGGGCGAAACAGGCCGGAACCAATCGCATTGTTGTTTGCTGTAAGGGTGGTGGCGGCGCGGGTGGCGGAAACAATACAGCATATTCAGCGACTGCAGAAGGCGGGTTCGCCGGTTGTACCGTGTGGGGCGAGTCCTCGACGCTGACGGCAACTTTTGTC